GTCAAGTTTACTAGGTTATTATTAGTAGACAACCTGTCTTGTTAATTAAGACGAGAAGTCTCGGTTGTGTGGTACATGAAACACTAACTGAACAGTATTAACTCACGTTTGAACACCTTTCTTACTGTTGATTTACTTAGTATGTTTTTGCGTAAAACCACTTTCTGAGGAACACTCACCTTCCGTGCTTTGGAAGGAACCCGTTTTTCACCTTATCAGGGGGTGCCGCATCGGGGAGAATTACAATGTTTTCTCTCCCTTGACTGTGGCCCATGTGCATTGGGAAATTTGCCCTGCTTTCATTATGATGGAAGCAACCCAAACCCCAACTCAGACAGCTGAAGGGAGCCCAGCTATAGTGGCTCCATCTGTTACTCCTACCATTTACCAAACTTCAATTGGAAAATTTCGCGCTGGTTTTGAAAAAGAAACAACTGATTTTCGGAATTATCTTCATTCTTTGATTAGAACTGATATTGTTCTGATTAAATATGTTGATGATCCTGTTTTGATCGATTTTGATCTTCTTACTCAAGCTCCGGTTATTTTGAAAGTAGAGTCCTCATTTAAATATGATCCCAATGTTGCTTTGCGACATAGGGAGACTCTTTATGATAAAAACCGACCTTTTGTTAGAGTAATCAGTCCTAAGGTTGAAACTCAAATTGACCGTATGCACTATTTGGAAGTCAAATGTGCTAATTTTGATAATGAGTTCCCTTATCCCTTTTATCTTCGTCCTGTTAAATATTCCTTTTTGCCCACAAAGAAGGAGGGTTCTTTTAGACCTGATCGTATACCTTCCTGCCCTAGAAAATGTTTTAGATTGTTGCATTCCTTTTTGTATTATTTTCATAAACAAATTAAGCAGCAGCTATTTCATAGAGTTTTTTCGAATTGTGATGACATGCAGATCACTTTTGATAATTTGCGCAAATTTATCGATTCCGACATTCGTGGAACATGGTTTGCAGATGTCCTTAATGATAAGTTTTGGATGACAGTTGGTAATTTTATGGCACGTTACATGTGTGCCGAGTTTTCAGAAGTTTTTCTTTCCACAGCTTTGTTTGCTCCTACTATTCGTTTTTCAAATGATCAGCGAATTGGTATGAGATTAGTTCGTCAAAGCCCCAAGGACCCTAACTATGTTGGTGGTTCTGTTGGACGTTACTATGCTTATCGTGATTTGTTGATGGTCTTGGCTTTTAGAGTTGAGACAGCTATTGGTAGAGCTTACATTAATCGAGAGTCCATGCGTTTGTATTCTTATGATGTTTACCTTTTTAGACTCAAGAAATTTCACCTGAATTTCATTTCAGGTGAGTTGGACAACAGTTACCTTGGTAACAAATTGTATGTTCCAGCCTCTCACAAGTGGAAAGATGCTACCAACAGTTCTTACCCTCCTACGCCTGAAGAAATTACTTACGTCGCTAAGATGTATGAGGTTGATGCAGTCTCTAATACTGATTACAAATTTTTTCAAGCTGGGATGCCTTTTGATCCTGTTGAAGATCTCGACGCTAATATACTTCCAGAGTATTTTTTTAAACGAGATAAACGCACACCCGAGCAGCCCATCCCTGCTAAGAAAAAGGATGCCCCAAATGTTGTTACTGTACAGAACAGTAAAGGGGAGCAGCTACCTCTTCTTGACATGTTTCAAGATGTTTACGGTGGTCCGAATGTTGTTTTGGCCGCAACCCCTGCCATTGATCTTCCCAGACCCAACAACATTCCCCAAAAACCTTTGCGTCAAAAAATTGAGGCAACAAAACAAAAACTTGCTTCTCTACCTCAAGATGAAGCCAAACCTGTTAATCCTGAAGACGACCCAGTATTATTGGAGCAGAATATCCAAATTATTGAGTTACCCGTACATTATCTGGTAGCCCTTGCAGCTTTCAGGATAGATAGATCTGAAGAAAGTTTTGATCCTTTGGCTCGTGTTAATGAATTCCTTGATGATCCTACCATAGCCGAAGGACAATTTTTTGTTTCTCAACACAAAAGAATTTGGATGGGTAAAGCTGTAAATTTTGGTAAGTTTATGGCTGATGCTCGTCCTGATTCTGAATTTTGGTCCAATTATGCCTATCTTCGTTCAGATAGAGATTGGATTGATGCAATTCGCCCCTATGATTTGAGGGGGAATCCCATTGTTCGGGATATTCTCAAAATCACATCTTTTGGTTACACTGCAGAATATCAATTGGATGTTGTACCTAAAAAATATTTTGAAGCTGTTCACTTTTCAAGTTGTTATTTGATTGATTATCCAAATATCTCATTAACTTCTTGGAATCAAAGTGGGACAAAAAGTTCCATGATTTGTAAAATGTTGAATATGCTCATGCAGACATTTCCGCGAGATTACAAAACTCTCACTCACAACAGTGCTGATATGTTATTATCTGCTGCTGCTTACGGAGGAGCTATTTTGGACCTTCGTGGTAATAGAAATTTTAATTTCTTTTCTATTGCCAATAGTGCTTTGGTTGTTCATGCAGTTGATATGACTTACACTGTTGTTAGTGGTGTTTCTCCTATTTTTAAGAGTAATGTTTACTTTCAAACTGGAGAAGACGGTTGTCTCAGTAAAAATGTTCGAGGCTCTTTTAATGGTTTGAGCTATGTTGTTCCCAAAACCTCTGCTATCTCCCTCAAAAAGATCTTTGCTATGGGCGGCGCAGCTTCACGACCTATTGTCATATTCGATCAAGCTTCAGGACTCTCTTTTGTTGATCAAGAATCTAGAACTCTTGCGAATTTGGAATATTATTATGTTCCTTCAACTTATTCACGTTCTATTCTTCGATTTATGGAAGATCTCTCTTTTGACAAATGGCAAACATCAGTCTCCGTACTTTTTCAGATTTGTTTTGCTGTTGGTTGTATGTTCAATCCTTACTTTCTTGTTCCTTTGAGTCTTAATGCTCTTTACAACACTTTTACGCACTTTACTGTTACGAAATTAAAGAGTTGGAAGTTGAATTTTCAGAATTTAATTTCCACTCTTATTGTGTTGGCTCTTTTGGTTGTTTGTATGTTATTATACTACAACTCTGGTAAAAAGGATAAGAAAAAGAAAACTCGTTCTCAAGCTCTTGGCTCTAGTTCTGTTGATACTTTTGAAGGTCTTGAACTTTTATCCACCTTCATTCGTATGATTCGCACTGTATCTTCTGATGTTACCCTTTCTAGTGAATCAGTTAAAGATCTTATAGCCACTATTGACGCTTCTTATCGGTTTGTTAAACAAAGTGATCGAACTTTAAAATCTGCCGAGATTAATCAAGCTCTTGTGGGTGATATTAAAGAACAAGCTTGGACCGCTGTGTCTTCTATGGGGCAACGTGCTTATGACACTATTTTCGAATCTGGACTTGTTCGTGAGATCAAGAAGTCCCCTGCTGAAGTTGCTTTTAAAGCTCTTTCTGTGTCTATTGTAATTGCCGCTACTATTGTTTTTGCAAGGTCAGTGTACAATCGTGTTAGGAAACCTGTTCATAATGAGGGTGTTAGAGGAAATAAGCATAAAGATAAAGAGTATGCTGAGGATGAACAAGCACTTCATGATGCAAAAGAAGATAATCGTGTTGAAGTGCGAAGAGAACAAATGGAAAATGATCAACCAGTGACTTATTATGTGTCAAAAGAAGATCCGAAGATCATATCTGCTCGTATTGCTACTGCTGAGGATGAAGTTAAGTTTTCTAAATCTGTTTATCATGCCCTCGGCGAAAGAGCAATTTTGGCATATAACAAAGTTACTGGTGCTCCTAAGAGTAATGATGTTTCTATCGAGAATGTTCTTGGATATAAGAATCCTATTCTCAGAGTTGGTGGTGCCAATTTTACCATTGATTCTTCTGACTATAACAAGTTTGTTGAGTTTCTTAACAAATCTGTTGAACGTTGGGGAAGAAATATATTTTATGTCAATGAACATGGAAATCATGCTTTTATTCCTCCTGGAAAGTTACACACTGATAAAGATAATAATCATTATTCTTCTCCTAGGAATCAAGCATTTCCCGGTTACTCTAGAGCTTTTGATGTTGATATGACTACATCTGAATCATCTGCTTATGTTGAGTCTCTTGACTCCATTCAGAGTGATTATGATGGTACTCTTGTTACGAAAGCCTCAATTGATTCTTTGTTTGCTCGTGCTGCTCAAGGCACTTTGAATAGGCAACCTTTTGATCCCACGTTATGGCGTTTACCTAAATGGGTTCAAGAAAAATTGCAGGAAATGAATGCTAAACATTTGGTTGAGCAACTTAAAGATCGAGCTCAGGCTCTCTTAGGTGGTAGAACTCTTGATGTTCTTACTGTTATCAAGTCTCTTGACTTGATTTACAATCCCAAATACATGCAAATTACTAATCTTGCTGTTCTTAAGTTTAAAGATCAGGTTTTTTACGTTACTAATGCTCACGCTATTTGTGATGTTAAAATGCTGATGCCTCCTATTGTTCCTGAGGATAATTTTGGCAATGGTTTTGTACAATCGTACTCAACAAAATATGATGTGTTGCGGTTGAATAAAGAGCAGGATTTTGCTCTTTTACAGCCTCATCGGAAAGGTCTCGTTCAAAGACCTGCCTTGCCTGTTTGTGTTGATGAAAAATACAATGGTATAGGTTATGCTGTTTGTAAGTACCCGTTGAGAGATGGGCTTAATGGCACGGAAAACTACACATATCGTGTTTCTGTTGGTATGATTTTTATGCAAAATGGAGTTTTGTCACATACTTGTCCTACAGAAGATGGTTGGAGCGCTTGCATTCTTTTGAATGTGAAGCTTGAGGTGGTTGGAATTCACAAGTCCACGGATGGATCTCTTAATTATGGGGTCCCTTGTAGACAAATTTTTCTTTCTTACAATGAGTCTAAAGAAAGAAATCAAGCCAAGATTTTCGAGTTACCAAAGAACTCATATTATGAAAATTTGGCGCCTCAGAACAAAGTTCAAATTGATCAGATGAAAGTTATTGATTTGTCTTATTGTAAAGTTGTTCCTGAGTTTGTTCCCATCTTTGACCAACCGTTACCGGAGTTTATCAAAGAGCATGTTGAGAAGGGTCATGTTTATCCAGTTGCTTTTACAAAAATAAAACCTTCAAAGAAAGGGAAATTGAAAACTTCACCCTTCCCTCATATGTCTGGTCCTGAACCAGAGTATGCTGTTATGACTCCAGATGCTACTGCGGTTCAAAAAGATGTTGCAAAATATTTTTACCCCAGGAAGTACGAGCCTAAAAAGAAGTATTCTCAAAACGCTGATAAGTTATTTAATGCATTTTTGGCCAATGCTCTTCATGATACTATGCAACCGGCTTGTTCCTTTGAGGAAGCTGTTGAGGAGCAGAATCGACAACGAGCTGTTGGTGCTGTGCACAATTTATACTCTGTTAATAAAGGAGATTACATTGATCATTACCTTCACGAATTGGAGTCATTTATTTGGAGGGTGCGGATGGGACAAAACCCGTCTGCCCTTTTCCAGGTATTTGGCAAAGAGGAGTTGCGAGAGCTTAACAAAGTTCTTGAAGGTAAGGCAAGGTCTGTTAATTGTGCCCCAATAACTGTTACTGTTCTCCAATACATGTTGTTTGGAAATCTTTTGAAGCGCTTAGCCCGTATGCCCTTCACTCACAAACGAAATGTGAATGGTTCCACTCCATTTTATGGTGGTTGGGATCATTGGGTTAAGTGGATAACTGAGAATTTTCCTAATTCTCAGTATTTTCATGATATTGATTTTCCAAAGTGGGACTCATCTATTGATCCTGAGTTTCGACGAAGGGTTGAGGGATTGGTTACTACTCACATGGATTGGAATGAAGGTGATTGGAACATGTATTTTTGGTATCTTCGAAATGTTGTCAACTTAACTATTGAAGTGATCCCCTTGGATGATCAAGGAAATGCCATTATTGTGATTAAGTTTAGAGGTATGAATTCCGGAGAACTTGTCACTTTACTCTTTAATTGCCTTCTGAACACTTACAGACACATGTATGTCACTGCTGCCTTGTATGATAATGCATGTTTTCATGTTGTTGGTGTTTTTCCTGATCCTAATGGTTTAACTGATTATGATCTTTTTCAGAAGATTTCTAGAGATTTAGCTCTAGGTGATGATTTTGTGTTTAAATACATGTTTTTGTCACGTTTTGCCATGAATGATCGGAAGAAATTGGCTGATCTTTATCAGCAATTTTCTGGAGATCTTGGATTTAGTCCTGACTCCTGGGCAGATGATACTACCCCACTTAAATTCGCTGGGATTTCAAATGTGCGTCGCGAACACTACAATCACTTTATTCCCAACGTCCCAAGAACTTTGGTCTCTATCAACACGTCACAGAGATCCATGTCAATCACGGAATACATTCAGAAACTTGATTCGTTGGCCCAAGCTTCAGCTGCTCTTCCTGAGCTCTGTAAGGCTATAATTGAACATCGTGACAAGATTGCTAATCAGCTTTCGGCTCTTCCCACTCCTGAGCTTCTCACTGTTCTTAAAGGTTTACACTCATTTTATGAATGTTTCTTTATGCACCTACCAATTGTTGGGGGTGACATGTAAGTTACTTTGAAGAGTCTATGACACGACTATAAACTGTTGGGACCAATTCATGTCCATAAACCGAAATACAAAACATTTGGACCTTAATGCCCGCAGCAATGTTTTAAAATAGGAGATGTCGTTAATGTGAACTCTCCTAACACATGCCCTACAGTTGTTTATTGAAGACGACTGATAATAAAGATCTTTACAAGTGTTTTGGTGTTAGACATCACCAATTTGTATTATTCGAACCAAAATTTGGCTCTTACGTCATTTACAACGAATCTGAATTCTGTAATTTGCTCTAATGCCAAATGAAAAAATCACAATTGAGGAGGTCAAACAACGACCTAGGCGCGCTAAGAAGAGAACGGCTGCTCAAAGAAAAGAGAAAAATGCTCGTAGAAAAGCAACAAACAAACTTCTCGCAGCAAGATCTCCAAAGTTTAGACAGCCCCAAGGTTTTAACACCTCCCGAGGTCCACGTCCGTCCATGGACTCAAACACCACAAGACAGCGATCATCTCAGCTTACTAGTTCAATTGCAAAAATTCAAAGAACTGTTGAGCGAGATGCAGGCAGAATCATTGCGTCTTTCGCAGATCCGAGAAACCATCGACCAGTCCAGCTACCTACTGACTGGTCAGATCTCCTCACTGGAGTCTCTTCTCCATATGTACTGCTTCGTCCCGACATAGATGCTTCTGAAAGCTCTAATGTCACGTCATTCTTTGCCGCTATCTCCCCTCAGTTGGAGAGGGCTTTGATTTATGGTCTTGAAAATGCTTCACAGCAGCCTTATGAGTATGATGCTCAGTTTGCATTGAACGATGGTTCTGGTTCTTTTTCTCTTGCTCAAACCATTGGTTCTTCTGTCCCGTCTGATATTTCTATAGAACAGAATGAGTTTCCTCTTACTCCTGTTAGTTTCGTTGCTGCCACGTCATACGCCCCTCATGGACAAAATTTGTGGTGTGGTACTGCCCCAAATTCTACTAAGCCTGGTTTTCGTTGGTTCTTTGCAAATCAAACTGATATGATTACTGTTACGGCTTTGACCCTTACTTCTACTTTTACTATAGAAGTCTTTCTTTACCAATGGGTTAATGGTAATGCTACCATTGTTGATCAACAAACATTTGATGCTGATCACACTTCTTTCGATATGCAGGCAAATGCTCCTGGATATTATTCAGTTTCCATCAAACGATCCGCTCTTGGTGCTATAGCTGATATTTCCCTTGTCCTGCAATCCAATCCCACAACTGTTCTTAAGTACCTTGTTTCTCACTCTTCCATGCCTACATTTGACGAAAATATTCTTTCATGGTTAGATAGACGTTTTTTGGGAAATTCGTTACGATTTGAACAAGATTCATCTCAGTTAAACAATGGTGGTCAAGTCATCATGGGTCAGACTGATGCTAAGTTTGACATTTCCTCAATTCTTACTCAGGAAAATAATGACTTTGATTTTACAGATGTGATTTCTAAACTCCCTAATAGTCGTCCTTCTATGGACATAAAAAATGGAGCTTACATGTTTGTTAAACCTGCCAGTGAATGTGATGTTCATTGGCAATCTTCCATTCGTTTTCAGAATGGAATTCCTATCGACAGTTCTTTTGATATTACTAGATCTACATTTGCGATTATGCAAGTTAATTTTCTTCAGCCAATTTACAAAGCTTATGTCATAGAAAATGCTGTCAACATTGAGTTTCAGACTCTCAACGTAGCTTGGCCCACTTCTAAAGTGAGGACCGCAAAACGCTCGTTTGAAATGTGTGCGGAAATCATGCGTGATATTCCCCAATTTACAGAGAACCCAACTCATGCTAGACAAATCATTTCTTCTATTGGCAAAGGCCTGATGAAAGCTATTGGTTTTATCGGTCGATATGGAGGACAAGCGGCATCTATTGCCAAAATGATTGGGGAACTTTAGTTAGTTTCCCTACTCGCCATTAGGTTTTTCCTTTGTGCTTATTTGCGCTAGGCGTTCCTACGTGTTATGTGTTTCATTGTACCTTACTTTTGTTAGTCGGGGAAACATGTTCTGTGTGGTCTTTTTTCAACACACCACGGTCTAAAAACACCTTGTTTTTGTTATTAAGTTTCAAGGTTTTAAA